TGACGGCAAACGCCCGCTCGTCCCGCACAAAGCTGGCTGACCACCGCCCATTGGCCGCCAGGCGGATCAGGCCATCGGTTCGCTGCACGCACCAGTGGAACAGCTGATTGGCGGCCACCCCCGGCACCCGGGCCAATCGGGCGGAATCCCGTTGCTCCACGTTCCGGTAGCCGGAATAGGCCGCAGAGGTCAGGCTGCGGTCATACGGGGCCGGGATCTTCTCGCTCGGATCCGCTGCCCCGGGCTTCCAATACAGCTCACCGCTGGACCAGCAGATCACATGGCTCTGGTCCTCGTAGCTTTCGGTGCCATAGGCATCCACGCCCCACAGCCGCACCACGCTGCTCAGGGCGCCTGGCACCTCCACCAGGGCCCAGCCCTCTGCGGTGAAGTCCTGCCCCTTGCCGATCGTCGAGGCGGTGTTGATCTCAATCTGCGGCACCTGCCGTCTGCTGTTGAACAGGTCCACCGCGAACTGCGCTGCATCACCGCCGCCCACGCCGGCCCCGGCGGCCCGAGTGGCATAGGCCCAGGCCTTGGCCGTTGGGCTGGTGCCGTTGCCGCTGCCGACCGGGAACACCTTGAAGGTGCCGCCATAGGCCGCTTCGTCGTAGCCCGTGGAGGTGGGCGCCGGATCACGGGACCACGCCGCCCCGTTGCTCTGCCCGCTGAACTGCAGCAGGTAGGCCACGCTGCTCCAGGCCGAGTCGTAGTCCTCGGTGATGCCGGCCAGGGACTTGGTGACCGCATTGGCGATCCCCATATCCACTTCCCACGGCGAGGTCGTGGCGGTGGTTGTCGGGATCCAGGAGCTGTCGGTCGGCACCAGGCGGGCCAGGGCCTTGCCGACCACCCGCTCGGCGGTGCCGTCATCAAAGATCCCGGGCACAACAAGGGCCAGCGCCCTGCCGAGGACCGTGAACGGCCCCTCGGAGGTGAGTTCTGCCATGGCCCTGCCGACTACCCACTGGCTGATCGGCCGGGAGCCATCGGCGCCGATCCACAGCGGCAGCTCGTTTGACTGATACGACACCCGATACCGCTCGGCCGGCTCCTCGCCCCCGGTGATCGGCTGCAGTTCCGCCAGCTTGGAGCGGTGAATCATCACGCCGGCACCCATCGTCGCCCGCGTCGGCACCTTGGCCACCACCAGCCGCTCGGACTGGTTGACATACCCGAAGCAGCACTCCGAGCGCAGCAGGTCGCCGATCACCTTGACGAACCCACCGCTCAGATCGACTTTCCAGCGCAGGAATGAGAACGTCAGGGGAGCGCTGGAGGGGTCCAGTTTGATCGCCACCTGCTTGAGGCAATGCTCCAGCACCTCCTGAGCCAGGATCGGGCGCTTCTGCGGGCGGTCGTAGAACTTCAGCCCGGCCGCATCCACGATTAGGCCCGTGGCGCTGTCCTGGTAGAACGCCTGACTCTGATCCAGCAGGCCCTGGCGCACTTCCTGCCAGGTGTGCGCCGCTGTCCCGAAGGTGGCGAGGAACGCAGCGGAGGGGTCCATTTTGTCGCTCATCAGCTTCAGCAGGCAGCCCACCTCCACGGTGGTCTGATGCGCCTGCGGCTGCGCCTGGGCCTTCAGCACCCGCAGGGGGTGCGGGAAGCGGGTGACGGTGCCATCCTGCGGCACCTCATAGGCCAGCTCCACCGAAGCACCACGGGGCGGCACCCGCAGGCCATCAAGCACGATCGTGCCGCTGACCATCTGCAGGCCGCTGCCGTCGTTGATGTGGTTCCGGCTGACCGTGCCATCGATCACGGTGCCGAGGGAGCAGATCAGCCGAGCGCGGAAGTCAACGGTCATCGGGTCTCCTTCAGCTCCAGCTCGATCACCAGCCGCGACACGCGGATGCCGCCGCTGATCAGCTCCTGCCGCTCCAGGGTGGGTTTGCTGATCGGGAACCAGTCGCCAGCCACAGGCCGGGTCTCAACCGCTGCCTCAAACCAGTTTTTGATCGCCTCCCAGGCGGTCGGGTCTTCCGTCCAGCCCCGCAGCCGTTTGAGCTTGCTCACGGCTGTGGGCCCCTGCAGCACCGACGTGCCGGCTGCCCCGAGGCTCAGCTGGGGGATGTCGTCGTAGTCATCGGGATCCGCCAGCAGGGTCAGCTCCACCCCCGCCAATTCGTAGGTGCCGTAATCGGGGTCGTTGGCCTCCCCTTCCAGTCGGCCCTTCTCCTCCTGTGCCAGCAGCACCGCCAGGGCCTGGGCGGCATCCACCACTTCAAAACTTGCGGCGATGAAGGCCCCAGCAGGAGCACCGGAGGGGGTGCTGGCAAACCAGACCGGCACGGCCGACCAGGTGCGGCCCCACAGCTCGGCGCTGAACGCCACGGTGGTGCCCACCGCCAGCGACGCCATGGTGGGTGGATCCTGGCTGCGAAGGGCCCGCCAGTCCTCGTAGATCGTGGTGAGCTGCAGCCATTCCGCAGGGCGCAGCAGGGCCTCCACTGCCCACCGCTGCGCTGCCAGGCCGGCCCGCGCATCCGCATCGTCATACCCGAACGGCTGGGAGGTCAGCCGGCGGATCGTGAGATCGGCGATCGTGATCGAGGTCGCCATCCAGCTGCTCGGGTCACCGCAGCTTTCCGGGCCTGGCTCACAGCATCGAATTGAGGCTGTTCAGGTAGCTCAGGCCGTGGCCATCGCCCCGCAGCTTCACGTTCACGCTCCAGTCCTTCCGGCGCAGCTCCCGCACCTCAGCGCTGAGCTGGCTGATCGCCACCGACTGCCGCGCCACGCTGGCCGCCAGGCCGCTGTCACCCGATCGTGCCGGCCGGGCCTGGCTCAGGTTGCGGCTCACGCCGGGGCCCACCAGGCCCTGCTCCTGCAGCTGGGAGGTGAGGCCCGCAGGAATCACCACACCGCTTGAGGGGGCGGTCCAGGTGCTGTTGGCGGCCCGGTTGATCAATGCCAGCCGGCCGCTGTTGGCCAGGAACGCCTCCTGCCCCAGTTCGTTCACCCGGTACTGAGCGCCGCCTTCCACCGGGCCACCAGCCCATCGGGCGTTCGGGAGGCCGGAGGCCTGCGCCAGCCAGCGGTAGAAGGATTCCGCCTCGCTGGCGGCCTGGCTCATGCCGTAGGTCAGCGCCTGGGTCTGATTGGCGGCCCGGCCCACGGTGGTATCGATGCCGCTCTCGGCGATGCCCACCGCCCCGGTGCTGGCGTCCTCGAACTGGCCGGAGAAGTCACTCTTGGTGATCGCCCCGGCACCACGGGCGGAATACTGCAGCCCCTGGGCGATGGTCTTGGCCTGCCCGGCGGCGGTGGTGCTGATCCGGCCCACGTCCTTGATGTTGCTGATTAAGATCCGCGATTCCTTGCCGCTGCCCTGAATTGAGGCAGTCAGGCGTCCAGCCTGGCGGCTCGCGTCGCCGTAGCGCTGGTCCAGGCCTCCGGCGGCGGTGTTGAGCTTCTGCTGCTCCTGCCGGGTGTCGTTGACGGCCCCGAGCACCCCATCAGCGGCGATGCCGGCCTGCTCCATCTGCCGCACCACGGCTTGCTGCTGGCTTACCTGGTTGGCGGTGGCCTGCACCACGCCTCGCGCATTGAACAGGTCCTGCTCGCGGGCGCCGAGCAGATCCAGGGCTGCCTTCACGGCGGCGGGATCACCACTGCGGCGGGCCTGGTCGAGGGCGGTGTAGGCCGCCAAATGGGCTTTCTCGGCATCGGCGGCTGCCTTGACGGCGAGGGCGTTGGCGTTCTGGGCATCCACCAGCTGCTGCGCGGTGGAGGCTCGCTGCCCTTCCCGGCTCAGGCTCTGATCCAGCAGCCCCAGCTGGGAGCTGAGCGACTGTTCCATGCCCTTACCCGCCGCTTGCGCCCGCAGCTTGGTGGCTTCGGTCTTCTGGTTCAAGCTCAGCGTTTCGCGTTCCAGGGCCTGGGTGGTGCCCAGCAGTCCAGAGCGCTGCCGCTCGATGTCCAGCTGCCCACTGGCTAGGTCCACAGCCGACTGAGCCAGGGCCAGCTCCTCGCCGGACTTGCCGGCCTGCTGCGCCTTGATGAACGCCATCTGGGCCTCCACCAGGGCCCGCTGCGCTGTCTTCTCGGCCATCTGCTGTTCCAGCGTGGCCATCTTCTGCTTCAGGTCTAGGCTCTGCCGTTCGGCCGCGAACTTCTGCCCCAGCCCCGTGATCTGGGCGGCCAGTGCCTGTGCTTCCAGCGCCTTCTGCTCCTTCAGCAGCTGCGCCTTGGCGGCTTCGTTCTTGGTCTGCGACAGCAGGTAGCTGTTCCGGGCCAGCAGCACATCATTGCCGGCCTGCTCCAGGTTGGTGACCGCCTGCTGGCGGGCCACAATCGCATCCAGCAGGCTGATGGAGTTCTCCAACCGGGCCTTCTGGGCGGCGCTGACGCTCTGCTCCAGCTGCAACCCTGCGACGGACGCCTGCAGCTGCTGAGCCTGCACTGCCAGCCGATCCTTTTCGCCTTGAGTCAGCTGCTTGACCGCCTCACCTGTTGCGGTAGCTCCAGCCACGGCTGCGGAGGCTTGCTGCTGAGCCTGCTTGCCGAGTTCTGCGGAACTGGCACCGGCAGACCCCATGGCCTTGTCCAGCAGAAATCCGGCGCCAGCCGCCACGCCAAGCGCGATCCCGACCTTGGCAATGCCGGCGGGGCTCAGAAGGGCTTGCCAGGCTGCAGCTCCCACCGCAATAGCCCTCTGCGCCTGCGCTAGCAGCCAGGAGGCATTGGCCAGGGCTCCCAACGTTCCAACGAACGCACCCACGGCGCCAAGTGTCTTGACCAGGGTCTTGGTGTTGTTGGTGACGAACTCCAGAGCCTTGGCAAGGGATCCGGCGCCATCGGCCACCAGCCCGAGCAGGTTCTTGCCCAGATCCACCTGAAACGCCTGCCAGGCATTTCCCAGCGCCTTGGTCTTTTCGGCCGTACTTTCCAAGGTCTTGTCGAGCGACCCCAGCTCCTGCTTCTTCAGGGCCTCCAGAGCCTTCACAATTACTTCGGTGGTGATCTTGCCCTCGGATCCGAGCTTCTTGAGCTGCCCCACCGAGACCCCGAGCGTGGAGGCAATCGCCTGCGACAGCGGCGGCAGCTGCTCCAGCACCGACCGCAGCTCATCACCCTGCAGGGCGCCAGAGGCCAGACCCTGGGTCAGCTGCACCAGGGCGTTGTTCACGCTCTCGGCGCTCAGGCCCGTGTTCTTGGCGGCAGCGGTGACCCCAACGAACACGGTCTCGATGTTGGCCAGCGACACGCCGGTGGGGCGGAGTGCGGCGTAGAGCTGTGAGAACCCGTTGCTGGCTTCCGTCTGGCTCAGGTTCAGGGTCTTGGCGGCAGCCGCTACCACCTCCTGCGCCTGTGCCGTCTCCCCGAAGCGTCCGGTGAGGGCCTTGAGGCGGATCTCGGCCGATTCCGACTCCATCGCCACCGAGGCCAGCGATTGCACAAAGCCGGACAGGGCCTGCACCGACAGGTAGCCCGCGACAGCGGCCCCTGCCTTGCTCAGCAGGCTCATCTTGCCGGTCGCCGTATCGATCTGCCCTTCAACCCCCTTGATGTCGCGCTGCAGCTCCTGAAACCGCTTGGAGCCGATCGCGGTCTTGTCCAGCTCCGACTGCAGGTCCGTCAGCTTGCTGCGCAGCCCGTCGAGGGTCTTGGTGTCGGCCTTCAGGGAGATGGGCTTCTGGCCCACCGCCGACAGCTGCGTCTCGATCTCCTTGATTCGCGCCTTGGTCTTCTCCAGGGCGGTGTTGTCGCTACTGATCCGCAACTGCCGTCGCTGCAGGCGGTCCAGCTCTGCGATCAGTGTGGCGGTGGAACTCTTGCCGGCATCGGTGATGCCCTTCTGAAACGCGGCACCGGCCTGGGCGCCAGCAGCAGCAGCGGCCTGGGGCAGCTTGCGGAGGCCCTCAAGGATGCCGCGATCGTCAAACGTTCCCTCAAGGACGAACCCTTCAGCCACCGCGCCTCATGCCCCTGGTGCCTTAGCTTTCCTCCCATCGCACCCGCGCTTCCGGCTGCAGCCACCGGATTGCCTGCTGCGCCAGCCCGCCCATCCCATCCGGCAACGGCACCGGTTGCCACGTCGCCCCCGGCAGCAGCTGGCCGATCCGCTGCACCACGGACTCCAGTTGCGGGCCCACCTCGCTGCCCTCCTCGATGCTCCACTGGGTCGCATAGAGCCGGAACTCCCCCGACTGCATCTCGCCCCCGGTGAGGAACGGGGCGCTGCTGCCACCGCTGAAGCGGCTGATCACCACCTCCACTCCGCTGATCTTGGTGCCGTTGGGCATGTCCTCGCCGGGCATCAGCACCGCCAGCGCTGACACCGGCTCCGGGGCGTCCTGGAACAGGTAGGTGCCCAGCAGGCCCTGCAGCTCCGCATCGGCTTCCAGTAGGTCGTAGATGCCCTGTGCGGTGGTCGGTTCGCTCATGTCCCGCCGGGGCCTGCCTGCGGTTCAGGTTTCCGGAAAGCTGCCCTCAACCGCTTCGGGCACCCATGGCCGATCCCCTGCAGCTGGGGCTCCAGCAGCGCTTCGAGCTGGAGCGCATGAGCCGGCTAGTGGATGACCTGGACGATGTGCCGACCCTGCGCAACCTGTGCAAGCTGACCCTGGAGAGCTGGTACACGCAGAAGGCCGCCACGGCCTGGGTGATGCGTCAGCACCTCGACGATGCCCCGCGTTACGTCGATGAGATCGCCGCCGAGCTGTGCCGCGAGCAGCAACAAAAAAGGGAGCCCGAAGGCCCCCCGTTTGCGGATGATGCCCTGCGCTGATCAGTCCGGAGCCGGGGCAAAGGTGAGGCCGGAGGGGCCGTAGAACTCAAAGGTGGAGGACCACTTGACGATGCTGCCGGCGTCGTTTTCCTCCGAGTAGCCCATGAACCGGCCGAACCCGAACGTCACCTCGTCGTAGCCCTGGGGGCCGATCCGGGCCAGCTTGGCCATCAGGCCCTGGCTGACGCTGTGCTTCTCGATCAGGCGCAGCACCTTGTAGGCCGCGTCATCCAATCGGGCCTTGCCGGAGAAGTCGATCGATGCCGACTTGCTCACTGCTTCCGGGGTGCTGAAGCCCTGGGTTTCAGTGTCCCACTCGGGGCTGCTCTCGGTGTCGGTGTCGCTGCTGTAGGGGCCCGACTCAAGACCCAGCAGGCGGATCGGGTTGTCGGTGCCATTGAGCGCCAGGGGGGTGCCGTTGACGTTGATCCCGAACGTGGACAGGCCCAGATCAAACGCCTCCACCTCGACGTTGTTGCCGACGACGGTGGTGCGATCAATGAACCCATCAGGCGCCAGGCCGGTGCCGGCTTCCTCGTGGGTCAAAACGTCGGCAATGTCGACGTACTGCTCCTTGATCGGGATCAGATAGACCTTGTAGCCGTAGGCGCGTGCCATGGGGGAGAACCGCTCTGCCCCGTGGTTTCCCGCTGCTCTTAACCAGCCGGAAAACCGCTGCAGTCTGGCGGCACTGTGCGCAACGTTCTCCCTGCTGGTGTGGCCCACCGTCCCCAGGCAAAGGCCCGGCCCTGGCAGGCACGGGTCTGGTTCCGTGGGGTGCTGCTGAGCCTGGGCTACTTCCCCTCGATCACCCAGGCCGAGGGGATCGTCAACCGGGCCAAGCGCGAGATCCAGCAATGGGGAGACGCGCCTGGGGCACCGCCTCGACTGGTTCCTCTGCTCCGATCTCGGGCGGAACGACAAGCCAGACGGGCGGCTGCCCATCCGGATCGGTGAACTGCCGGGGCTGACCGGCGGCCTCATCCATGGCGATCAGATACCCGCCCCAGGTGGTGGCATCGATGCGGAACGGGGCCAGCAGGATCGCGTCTTCAGCGATCCAGGCCAGCAGCTCCGGCACGGCGGCACCCTTGGCAGCAGCCTTGAGGCCCTCGTACCAGGGGCCCAGCGCGAAGCTGGGGAACAGGTCACGGCGGACCAGCTCCATCAGGGCCGCACCGGCAGCCACTGGGGCCGCCTGCTCCGGATCGGTCTCCGGATCAGCGGCAAAGGCCTGGAAGTCGCGGGGCTCAAACGGCCGGGGCTGCCGCTTGCGATCGCGATCGCGGTTGGCGATGAACGCGGTCTGGATCGCTACCGGGAGTTCCTCGTTGGCGAGCCGCTGGCGTTCGTGGCGGCGGGCGGCTTCGAGCGCCTCGAAGATGTAGCCGATGGTGAGCTGCCCGAAGCGCTCGGGGCTGAAGTCGGGATCGCCGGGGTAGGCAGCACGGCATCGCCAGTAGAGGTCTGCCCAGTCGGGTTCGGCGGCGGGCTTCCAGGTTCCGGCTGCAACTTTCCCAGGGCGTCCTGGATCTCCTGCATTTGCCTCATGATGCTGGCCGCCTCCTCGCCGCTGTTACCCGCCGCCTCGCGGCCGTAGAGCATGGCGATGTCAATGATCATCCCCTCGTTGTCGATCGCGGCGGTGTCTTCATCGGTCCAATCGGCGCAGCCCTGCAGGCGGTTCTGGATCATGGTCGTGGCCTTGCGGATGATGATCCGCTCGCTGTTCTCCTCCCGTGCCGCCTTCAGCTGCTGCATGTCCTCGCGGTAGCCCAGGGCCACGGCTGCTTCAGCAGGCCCCAGGGGCGGCTCAGTGGACTGCGCCAGCAGGTTGAGAGCCCCGTTGACCGCCAGGTAGACCTCATGGAGCTGCAGCCCCTGTAGGGCGCCTGTGGGGGCATCAGGGCCGCTGCTTTCGCTGTGGATGCGCAGGCACAGCTCCGCCACTGACTGAAAGATCGCGTCGCTCTCGTCCACCTCCCGAATCGCCAGCCGCTCGGCGACAGAGATGCCACGCCGCACCCGGAAGCGCAGGATGCCGGTTTCGGCAGTGCCGATCTCGTGATGCGCCTGGGTGGGGGCGACATCAAACGGCAGGGGGCGGGGCATCAGGCGCGAGACCGGAAGTGGTTAAGCCATGTTTCCCGAAATCGCTTGCGGTAATCGAACACCGGAATCCCAGGCACCGGCGTGGTCCCGATCACGGCGCTGGTCCAGGGGCGGGCGGGATAGAGGCCGCCGTTCTGCAGCCGGGCGCCTTCGTGGACGGCGGTGGCATAGGCCTGGGTCCAGCGGAAGCGGACGGTAAGGCCGTTGATCTCCAGCTTGTTGGAGGCCCGCAGCAGGCCGCTGTCCACGATGTTCCGGGGGGAGCCCACCTCCCTGCCGTTGGAGCGCACGGTCTTGTTCGGCCAGGCCCACACCTGCGCCCCGATCGCATCCTGAAACCGGGCGTTGAGGTCTGCCGCTGTGGCCTTTGCTGCCGCCTCAGACGCACTGCGGGCGGCGGCGGCGTAATTCCCCCCGGTGAACTTCACCTTCCAGGTCATCGCGCCTCCCGTAGCAGGGCCGTGAACTGATCGCCAGCAGTTTCCCGGAGCACTGCCCCGATGCCGCCGTCGCCATAGGCGGAGCCGACGTGCTGGATCTCGATCGTGTGGATCGTGCCGCTACCCGTTGCCGGCAGGGCCGCCAGGACACCACGAAACAGCTGAGCCTCGGCGCCATTGGCGCGGAAGCCCTCAGGCCTCAGGCCGGTCTCGTCCCACTCCCAGGCGGTCCCGGCATCCAGCCAGCCCGCACCGGCCGGCAGCAGCGCCCAGCGGGTGATCCAGCCGGTCACTGCTGCCGCATCGATCACCATGGCCGTGGCCCGCTCCCCGCCCACCAGGCCGCTCTGCGGGGCCTGCACGGTGGCCTCCTTGAGGAACGCCTCGATCACCACCGTCTCCGTCTGCAGGCCGCTGACTCCATCGCGCAGGTTGGTCAGGGGGGCTGTGGGGCGACGCCAGGCCAGGCGGGCATTGGCGAATGGCGCGAAGGGGGAGGCCATCAGCTGCGGTAGAGGGGCGAGGTCGGGTCACCCTCGATCGCGGTGGTCTCCAGGCCCAGGGCGGCGATCACGCGGGTCTTGAGCTGCTGGATCCGGTCGCTGATCACGCCTGTGCCGGTGCTCAGGGCCGTGCCGCCACGGGTCACGCGCACCTTCAGCAGGCTGGTGTCCCACTCCAGAACATCAGCCTTGCTGCGCCGGTCGTCGCTGGTAAGCACGGCACCCGGCAAAGGGCCTTCGTACTCCTGGGCGTTCTGCAGGTGAGCGGTTCCTGCCGCCACCTGATCGGCATAGGTGGCCTCCAGGCTTTCGACCTCATCGATCCAGGCCTGCACCTTCGCCACGGCCGATGTGCTGACCGCTGCGACGCCATTCATCGACGTGGTGATCGCCTCTAGCGACGATTCCGACGCAGGCCAGCCGAGGTATTGCCGCACCAGCTCTCGATCGTCGCGTTCCTGCGGCTCCGGGCCGGTTTCATTGGGGCGCCACGGAAGCAGCAGGGTCGAGATGGCCATCGGCGCTTCAGGTGGTGCTGCCGAGAGCTTTCCGGGAAAACCGTTGCAACGCTCCCCTGCCTCCCTTCCCGTGGCCCGCAAGTATTCCCGCGACAAAAACGGCCGGTTCGCCTCTTCTTCGGCCGGTGGGGCCACCGCCAGGGGCAACAGGCTCACCGGCAAGGCGGGCAAGCAGGGCCGGCGCGGCGGCAATCTTGATGCTGGCGATACCGGCAAGCTCTCCAGCGTTCCCAAAGGCACCGTGGCCGGCAGCCGGGGCGCTCAGGACCGCAGCAGGGCCGATCGGAAAGGCGTGTCCCTGAAGCAGTCCAAGAACATGGGCGCCGCAGAGCGCAGCGCCAACACCAAACTGAAGAAGAAGAGCGGTTCCGCCCTCACCAAGGTGAACTTCCGCACTGCTGCCAGGAAGACGGCTGCCGCCGCCTGATCCACTCAAGCGCTGCCCTGCCCCTGGCTTGTCCGGGGGCTTTTTCCTGCCCTTGATTCAGCCCTCGAACCCCACCCGAGGCCCCAGCAGGTTTGCCAGCCAGAAGCGGCCCTGCGGGTCCAAGCTGGAACTCAGCAGCTGCGTCAGCCGCAGGCCTTCCTCCTCCGGCAGGGTGGTGGCGACGTGCCGCAGACCCTGGCGTAGGCCCTCCTCATCACGGGTCTGCACACCAGCCTGCAGGGCGAGGAACAGGTGAAGCGTTGGCGGCATAGCCGTAGCCTGGTTTCGGTTCTGACCATGATCGCCCCGAAATGGCCACCACACCCGCCCCCAGCCCCCGCTATGCCGAGGTCGTCACCGCTGTGGGTCGCCTGCTGCGCTCCAAGGCCGGCGAGCCCCGGGTGCTGGAGCAGATCCAGGTGAACAGCGAGGGGGAAGGCCGGATCGTGCGGTGGGAGCAGCTGGAGGGCTGACGGAAACCTCCCTTGGCCACCACCACACCACCATGCGGCCGAAGCTGATCAATTGGCTCGTCACCATCCGCGTGGACGAGTCACGCACCCGTGATCTGGCGATCCGGGCCGAATCGGCCTACAGCGCCGGCTGGTTGTGCCGGGAGCTGAATCCAGGCGTGAAGGTGCTGGCGATCCGGTATGCGGTCAAGCCACGACCTGAGCCGATCGCTTGATGTCCGGGTACTGACGGCGCTCGCTGGCGGTCGGCTTGCGCAGGGCAGCGGCCAGCTCGTCGCTCACCTTGTTCAGCGGCCAGTCCCGGCCCTGGGCCACCTTCCGGGCCATCTCCTTCTGGCTGTCCTCCCAGTAGTCCTGATCCAGCAGCTCACGGCGGCGTTGCTCGTCCGGTTCGCCTACGGCGGTGGCCTCCACGGGCGACAGCACGCAGCGGCAGCGGGGATGGGCAGGGGCAACGACCTGGCCCAGCTCGTAGACCCGCCCGTGCCGGGAAGCACAGACTAGGCAGGCCACCTCGTCTTTCACCGCGATCCAGCGCACGTACTCAAAGCCCTGGGAGCGGGCTGAATCCAGCTGCGCCCGCACGTAGGCATTGGCCAGCTCACTGCGGGCGATCAGCTCAGCGCGGGCCTTGAGCCCCATCCGCTTGGTGATCCCCTCCGGGTCCGTGGCCCCCAGCAGCGCCGCTCGGATCTCCATCTGCACCGCCTTCCAGCCGCCACCCCTGGCGATGCCGCCGGTGACGATCTGCACCAGCTGGTTGCGGAAGGTCGCCAGTTCGCCCCGGATGTAGGCCGAGGTGATCTCCGCTGCCGCCCGGATCGCCCCCTCATGCGCTCCCCCGAAGGGCGTATCGAGGCCCGAAGTGGCCAGGGCCAGCAGCTTGCCGCCCAGCTCGGCGCCCTGGTTCACCGCTTCGCCCAGATCGCTCTGCAGCTGCGCATCGAGGGCCTTCAGTCGCTTCTCGGGCAGGAACTGCTGGGCGATCGTGAACAGCTCCTCCATCCGGGCCGAGCTTTCGGCGATCGAGTAGCCCATCTGCTCACCGCCGCTCAGATCAAACTGCAGGTAGAAGCGCCGCAACTTGGTCAAGATCGCGGTGATCGCTTCCTCCAGGGCTGCGGTGGTGTTCGCTGCTGCCCGATCACTGATCGCGTCAAGGGCATCGGCGTAGTCCTGGGCCAGCCGCAGCTGCTCGGCGCCGGTGCTGGGTGCCATCAGCCGATCGGCAGGCCGTTATCGCCCGCCAGGTCGTTCACGCCTGGAGCCGGGGCGCCACCGCTGAAGGTCGGCTCCGTTTCCTGGATCGCGGCCTCCTCCTCCTCGTCGGTCACGCCAGGCCGCAGCAGGCCCGCCTTGCGCTCCAGGGCCAGCAGCGACGCCCGGCTGATCAGGGAGCTGTTGTAAAGGTTCTGGGCGATCGTCAGCTGCTCCGGGCCCACCGGCTGATCAAACACACCCTGGGCCATGTCGATGCCGCTGCCAGGGATGATCTCATCGCCGGTAAAGGCGCACCAGATTTCAAACAGGGTGCTGATCGCGCTGTCCTTCGCTTCCGACAGACTGGTCAGGGTGGCCTGCAGCTGGGCGGACTCCAGCAGCGACTGCGTGGCGGTGCGGTTGCCGCCACCGAACAGGAAGCTCAGGGTTTGCCGATCGATCAGGCCCTCGATGTGGGTCAGGTGCTGCTGGTGCGCAGCCAGCGACGAACCGGCCACCTCGACGAACTGGAAGCTCCCGTTCGGGTCGGTGATGCCCAGCACGCTGTTCGGGCCGATCGACAGCGGCTTGCCGGCATCCATCCCCTTCATCACGGCCACCGGCAGGGCCGTCTTGTGCAGCAGCTCTGAGAGATCGCTGTACTCCCGGAACCAGTCGAGCGACAGCTCTGCCAGGCTCAGCAGCGGCAGCTGGCCCCGCCCGAAGCCCTCGCGGGTGGACCCGTACCAGACCACCGGCGGATAGGCCAGCGGGGTGCCATTGGCGTCGAGGAACTCGCCCTCGTCGATCACCTGCAGGGCGTAATCCCCCCGGCCGTTGCCCTCCTCGATCTGCAGCAGCCGCCACCGGCCGCCGGCCATCACCCGGTACTGGGGCACCAGCTTGGTGCCGTAGTCGCCGTCCTCCTCCTCCGCCCATTCCAGGATCGTGCAGGCCACGCAGCGCTCAACGCCACCAACGCGGGCTGTGCGCCAGTTGAGGACGTTGCGGCGCTCCACCTGGGCCAGGTAGGCGCGGCGGCCCGCCTGGCGCTGCTCCGCCCGGCTCTCCTCCCGTGCTGGCGGCAGGTCCACCGTCAGCAGGCAGCCGCCATCCCGCAGCACCCAGGCATCAGCCGTCATCAGGTGCGCCTTGAGGCTGTTGCCGTCAGCATCGATCGCGGTCTGGTACTCCACCACCGAAGCCGGCGGATCCCGCAGCTCGAAGCGGCTCAGCACACCGGCAAAGGCCACGATCGCATCGCGGTAGAAGCTGGCATACGTGCTGCGCTCGACCCGGCCCTTGTAGGCCGCCAGAGGCTCCCTGATCTCCCGGGGCAGGTACGAATCCTTGCAGTCCTTCAGCAGCGCCCAGCAGTCTGCTGCCCGCTCCAAGTCCTTCTCAACCTCCCTCTGCGCCGGGTGAATGAACGACGGCAGATCAGGGTTTCTCGATGGATGGCTGATCTGCAGCACCTGCTCCCGGACCTATCTGCTGGTCCAGCTTTCCCCTTCCGGCTCGCCCAGATCCCCGGCCAGAAGGGAGAACAGGCCCAGCTGCTCCGCCCTGGCCGCAACCTCCTCCAGGTCTGCCGGGGCTGCCGCCACCCGCCGGCCACCACGACGGACGTGAAAGCCGCTGACCATCACCTCAAAGCCCAGCTCCGTGCGCTGCACCCCACCGGGCGCCCGCCGATCACCCACCAGGCGCCGCACCGCACCCCGGAACTGCTGCATCTGCTGCGTTGGGAAGGTGATCCGGCGCGGGTTGGCCCAGTACGCCTCGAAGTAGGCCCGATCGTCCGGGTGCAGCCGCTTCCAGGCCCGCCCGGCCAGCTCCAGCAGGTCCTGCAGGCAGTCATCGCTCTCTTCCTCCGCCACCTCCAGCGGACCACCCACCAGCTCGTGCTGCAGCTCAGCCACCGGGCCCATCGCCCCCAGCATCTCGGCCACCTCCTGGACCGGGATCCCCAGCTGCTCAGCAATCGCGGCATTGGACAATCCTTCCCCATTCAGGCGCCGCACCCGGGGCGACAGCTCCCGCCAGCAGTTGGGGAACCTCACTGCGAAGCCTTTGTCCCGCAGGAAGCGCTTCATCGCCCCCTCAATGAAGGGCACGGCCACGGAGCTGATCTTGTACGGGATCCCACTGGGCTGGCGGCGCTCCGGGTCGTACCGGCGGCAAGCATTGAGCAGGCCCACCCAGCCGGCGGCGAACAGGTCGTCGTAGGGCATCCGGGTGCGGGCACTGATGCGCTGGGCCCGCTCCCGCACTAGGTCCACGTTCTCGACCGCCATCCGCTCTGACCACGGGGTCGGCGGTGGGAAGCTGCCCATGTTGGCGTCCTGCACCTCAGCAGCGGTGGGGGAATGGCGCACCTTGGTCGAACGGGTGCGGCGACGCTTCGGGGCGGGCTGCTCAGGCTCAGCCTGCAGCGCGGGTGGCGTGGTGGTCATCAGAAGAGTCCGTCAGGATCAGGGCCGGCCAGGCCGGCGAGGTGCCGCTCGGACCAGCCGAGGGAGGTGGAAGGCTCCGGCAGGTCATCGCTGGCGCCATGGCCCCAGGTGACGGCATGGACGGTCATCGGCCCGGTGCCGGCCACGAAGTTGATCACCTGCGTCGTCTCGTCCACCAAGTCATCGAACGTGCCGGAGGGGAACGCCAGCAGCTGGCCCATGTACTCGCTCAACCAGGGCGCATGACGCGGCAGGAAGACCCGCCCCTGCTGCAGGGTCACGGCAGCCGCCTCGGCTCGCGCCACCTTCCCGCCCAGGGGATTGACGGCATGGACCACGTAGCCCTTGGCCTCGCGCTTGAGGGTGTCGATCACCGCCGGGCCGTTGGCCTTGTCCTCTACCAGCAGGGTGTTGAACTGCCAGGCGCTCTGCAGGCCCCGCAGTGTCTCCAGGGTTTCCACGAACCCCATGCGGCGGTTCACCTGCGCCAGCCGGTAGAGGCCCTCCTGGGTCTGCAGCCACATCCCGAGGCCCACCATGTCGCTGCCAGCTGAATCCTTGAACGTGGAATCGAGCGAGGCGATGCGGCGGATTCCGGCCACCGGCAGCACCACGTCTCCGGGTTCCTGCGGCTGACCCGGCAGGACATAGAACCGGAACCAGTCCTTGCTGACGATCGTGCCGCCGGCTTCTGTTGGTGCCTGCTGGTAGAGGGCCTCCCAGTCCCTGCTGGGGGTATTGGCCCGCTTGCGCTCGATCCAGCTTTCATCGAAGCGGGTGGGGTCGAGGGCTTGGCCCGGCTGGCGATCGTCGCGCTCCCTGGTGACGGTGCGGGGCAATGGCTTGATGTTGTTGGCAGCCACCGCCTCGATCGGCATCGAGACCACGTGCCACGGCTCGCACTGCGCCTCCAGGCCCTCCTTCTCCAGCTCTTCGTTCTTGGTGAGCAGGTACCCAATCAGGTCGTTGCTGTGCCAGCGGGTGTGCACGATCACCACGGCGTTGCCGGGCTCCTCCCGGGTGGCCAGCACCGAATCCCACCAGGAATGCACCTGCCGGCGCCAGGCGGCCGATTCGGCCATCTCTCGGGACTTGATCGGGTCGTCCACCACGATCAGATCGCCCGGGTTGCCGGTGCCGCCGCCCACCCCTGCGGTCCACAGTCCCCCGATCCCGGAAGTCCCCCACTTCTTGACGCCTCCCGACGTGGGAGAGAGGGCGCCACCGGAAGCGGTGAAGTAGTCGCGGGCGTCCTGGCTGAACCCCTCGGCCAGGGTGGCGGTGTGGCAGCCGATGCCCACCGAGCGATTGGGGTAGCGCCGCAGGAAGTAGCCCGGCAGGAAGATCGAAAAGATCGTGCTTTTGAAGTGCCGGGGCGGCAGCTCCACCATCAGGCGGCGGATCTCACCATCAGCCACCCGCTGGGCCAGGGCCACCAGGCGATGGGTGTGGGGCGACCAGGGGAACGACGGGCAGACAGCCCGGATGTAGTCCTCAAGGCTGCCGGTGTAGGGGCCCTGCAGCTCCTTGCTGACCAGCGCATCACGCTCCAGCTCCAGCAGAGCGAGGCGTGAGGACACATCGGTGGCACGGACAGGCATGACTCACTGCTCCCCGTCATCCGCAGCAGCAGGCGCCCCAAGGCCCCGGGCCTGGATCTGCAGCAGCAGGCGGCGCTCATCTTCCGGGTCCAGGGCTGCGGCGGTGATCGCATCGATCACGGCGGCCACGGTCTTGCGCTCCACCCTGCGCTCTGCAGCGTGGTCGGAGAAGTCTTCCCGGAAAAACGGATGGTGGGTGAGGAACCAGGTGGCCGCCGTGGTGCTGCCGTTACTGGATTGCTCCTTCAGGTTGTGGAGATAGTTTTTGCCGGTGTTCAACCACCCCTCATGAAGGGTGTTACGAAATCGGGCCTTGAGATCGTCCTCAGGGGCGTCCTTGCCGTCCTTGATCCAGCCATGTGCCGTCTTGCGGCTGATTCCCAGGCCGGCGGCGATCAGGGTGATGGTGAGCCCCGATGCCGCCATCCTGCCGGCTGCTTCCACCATCTCCGGTGTCAGCTTCAAGGGGCGACCAGCGGGCACAGGCGAGGGGCATCATGATCGACGCCCCCATGTTACCGATTCGGACCGAAACTGCACCTACTCAGACCCGAGCTGTGATCACGGCCTCCGGTTGGCCCTGATACTTCCCAGACCGATCGTGGTACGTGGTGTCGCAGGGCTCTCCCTCGAAGAACAGGGCCTGCACGATCCCCTCGTTGGCGTAGATGCGGCAGTCGGCGCCGCTGCTGTTGCTGAACTCCAGGGTGAGGTGCCCCTGCCAGCCGGCTTCGCCGGGGGTCAGGTTGGCAATCACGCCCATGCGGGCGTATGTGCTCTTGCCGATGAACAGGCAGGTGATGTTGGCAGGGATCGCCAGGTGCTCCAAGGCCACCCCCAGGCCGTAGGAGTGAGCGGGAAGGATGAAGAAGTCGCCGTCCTCATCACTGTGCAGAGGCGCCGGCTCCAGGTTGGCCGGGTTGAACCGCTTGGGGTTCATGATCGTGCCGGGGACATGGCGAAAGACCTGGAACTCCTTGGTGGAGAGGCGCAGGTCGTAGCCGTAGCTGCTGCAGCCGTAGGAGAGGACGGGCATGCGCCGCAAGAGGTCGCCTTCCCAGTTCTCAACACGCCGCACCAGCTCCGGCACAAACGGCGTGATCATGCCGGCGTCGGCTTGCTCGCGGATCCAGCGGTCGTTCTTCAGCATGGGTAGGGCAGGGATTCGTTGAAGGGTTCACGGCTCAGGCGGGCCACCACCTGGGCGCCGCTGGCGGGCTCGGGGTTGGCGCCACGGTGGGCCAGCAGCTCGTGATGATCGGGATTCGCCAGCAGCAGGTCATGGGCGGCCCGCAGCAGCTGGGGCATCGGGTCACCACCAGGGCGGGTGGCGATCGTGATGCGCTCGGCGCGGGCGGGGGTGTCCTCGTCGTCCTGGCTGTAGGCCAGCAGCCAGAACCTGTGTTTTTTGCGCAGGAACGAGGGAAGGCCGAAACCGTCAGGCATTGCGACCCCTGGCGAACAACAGACGCTCAGCCCTGCTTTGCCCAGATCGACTGAATGACCTGCTGATACTTGGCAGGCAACTCCTTTGCGTCCTGGCGATGCACGGAGACGTGCCCTTTGCGCAGCAGCTCGGCGTGATACATGAACTCCCCGAAGGCTTTGCTGCTTTGCGGCAGCTGCTGACGGGCGTAGCGCTC